GACTGAAAGATTTGGTTGAACATCTAATGTTACCGTATCTCCATCTCGAAGTTCATGAGATGTTGATACAGAAACAGTTACTACATTCTTATCCACATCTCCCAATATTTGAGTATAATTAGATTCAAATGAATACTTATCACTATCATCTCCATTATCATGGAAGAATAATTCTCCACCTGTAATTGCAGTCTTTAATCCAATAAGACTTGGACTTTTCTTAACAACGAAAAGATTACTTGGTATACTTACTGGGACAGATGTTCCATCAGTAGAAACATTTAAGGTTGTTCCACCATTACTATTAAATCCAACCGGTTGATTTGTTACAAAGGGATGACTTTCAATGTAAATTCCTTTTGTAGGAATACTTCTAGTTACAGTTGAAATACTGCCAAATGCAAATGATGTGCTGTATCCAACACCACTTATAGTTCCAACACCAACAGATTCTCTAGGATTGAAGAAAACCTTATCATTTACTTTTGAATCAAATTTATCTACAGATTTGGAAATTGTAAAAGAATCTGGTAAGAAAGATACTGCTGTTCCAACAGTATGTGATACACCTGCCAATCCTCTTTCGATTCTAATAATATTTTGATTTTTAAATACTTCAAGAATTTTTAAAGTTTCTGTTTCAATACTAATACTACTACCAACTGATACTTGTTCTGGAATTGGAGAAACATAAATTTCTGTTGTAAATCCTACAGATGCAGATGTTATAGTAGAAAGACATCTTCCATTTGTATAAGAAGGAACTGTAATTTGATGTGTTCCATTAAGTGCCGATAGATTTGTAGAAAAACCAGATATAGTTACATAATCTAAATTTAAAAGGTCATGATTGGGTAATATTGATATTTTTACTCTACTCGTAGATTCCCATGTAAAAATAGAATTTAAGTATTCAGTTGAATTTGTATTTAATTCTATAATACTCTTTCCTTTAACAGAAGCAACACTAACATCTAAACCACTTCCTGAAGTATCTGTATTATCAAATACTAATTTATCTCCAACTTTGTAATTACTACCAGAATTTTCAATCTCTATAGATTTTGCAGAGTCTGATGTTACAGACACTACTTCTATTTTTTGATCTAAAATATCACTAGTTTCATTAATAAAATCATAATCAGCCTTTAATTCTGATACTTTGTAAGGAAAAGTATTTCTTAATAAATTTGAATTATTGAAATCAAATGATTGATTCAAATTGGAATTAGAAATTAATTTTGATTTATACTTATTGCCTATAAAATATGGGAATTGATCTATCGTAGCATGATATGCATAAACACCATTTGGATACTCTATATTTTTTTCATATCTACCATTATATTCATCTAAATCTCCATCTCCATTAAATTGATAGTCTTCAACAAAAAATCCAGCATCAAATCCGGATGGTCTATCTTCAACATTCGATGTATTTAAGATATATCCAGATTCTAATGATTTCAATCCTGAAGATGTATCATTAGGATTGATGTATCCATATGGCCCGTAGATTGGATTTCCATCATAAGACCATCCGATTATTCTTGAGATACTGGTAGATCCTGAACCTACTTCACTTTCTTTAAAAGAATTTCTCAAATTCTCAAAATACTTTGATACTGAATATTGAAGATTATCGTTACCTTCTAATAAAACTTCTCCAGTAGTGAATCTTGTAATATTGTCATTTAAAGTCAATTTTCTTATTTGTGGATCAATAAAGGAATTTTTTCCTGATGAAACAACTTGAATCTTTGTATTTGATGCCGAATATCCAATACCAGTATTCAGAACCTTAACTTCTGATATTTGACCATTATTAATTACTGCTCGTAATTCTGCACCGGTTCCAGAACCAGAAACAATCAATTCTGGAACAGAATAATATTCACTTCCAACAAAACTTGTAAAAACACTAATTATTCTTCCATCAACAATAGATGGTGTTAATTGAGCAGATTTTCCGTTTTTTATAGTAATTAATGGTTTTTTCTCTAAGTTTAAAATTGTGGATCCATAACCAGTTCCTGCTTCGTAAACATAAGCATCAACAATACTTCCTTTTACTACTGGAGTTACTATTAAATCATTATCCTGTTGAGTAGTAGTGCCAAATCCTACAGAATTATATTTAATTGAAACAGAAATATTAGGATATTTGAAATATTGATATCCACTTCCCGTACTATTAAATGTTTTATAATCTTGTCTTTCATAATTTGAAGTAACTGTTCCTCCAATTCCAGCATCACACAATCTAAATGAATCGTCATCAAGTTTTAATACATAATATTGATTTGTAGTTGTAATTCCAGATATTTGTCCAGATTCATAATCATATTCAATAATTTCACCATCATTAAATCCATGATTTTTAAAATTGACAGTGTTTTGTGTTGTAGATATTCCTGTAGGTTTTACAATTAACTTTCTATTAGTATATCCTTTTCCTTCATCAATTACTTTTATGTAAGAAACTTGTTTTGAAGATGAAAGAGTTGAGAATTTATGTGTTCCAATAGAACCGGTATAGATTCCTACAACATTTGTATTTGATTGCTGATCACTTAAATTGTTATATAATTTTATTGTTTTATTATTAGTGACACCAACATAATATACTGAATTAGTAGGAAGATTAATATTATCCGATACCGTTCCAATTTCTATCGGATTATTGCCTAAAGGACTATAAATTACTTCCTGACCATTGACAAAGTTATGATCTGTTAAAAATATAATTTGATCTGTTGTTTCACTAACTCCTCCACCATTAGAAAATTCGTCTGCATTAAATAAAACTTCTCTAGGTTTTTCAATTATTACAGGTTCGATTACAGCACCACTACCATTTCCTCCTGAAATATTAATAGAAGTTATCTCTCTAATATTATAATCTTGCGAATCTACATATACTTTTTCAAAACCTCCACTAATAACAGGTTGAATTTTTGCAGCAGTGCCAACACCAGTAGAAACTTCAACTAATGGGGGATTAATTACATCAAAATCTTCTCCACCAGAAAGAATATTTACATCTTCAATTGGACCATAATAAATTACATCTTTAGATTTATAGTTATTAATTTCAACACCATTGATTAACATTCCAGTAGTTCCTGGAGTTGTTAATGTTCCGGAACCATTTTCAATATTTTTTTCTAATGGAAACTTTCTTAAAAGTTTTTGTATTCCTAGATCAGTTTTTATTTGATAATCTAAAGTAAATGTATGAGTCCCTATGCCAGAATTTGGCACTTGGAAAGTTACATTACTGTCGGAATCTAATAAAGAAGGTGTAGTATATAATTTAAATTGATTTGTAGATGTTACTTTTACATAATAATTACCAGTTTGCAATCCAACCAAAGGTTCATCCTGTGGGGAATAGTATATCTTATCTCCTGTTAAGAAAGGAACTGAAGGATTGAATATAATTGTATTATAAACATCTTCAAAAAAATCTGCAAGATTATTGGTACTAGCAATACTAATCGTTTTAATACTGGTTTCAATATCAAGACGGTAATCTACAATATTATTTTTTTCTTCTGATGGTAATGAATTTGATGCAACATATGCATAATCATCTTTATCAACATATAAATTAAGGATATCTGATAGTACAGAACTGCTTTCAAAATCTGAACCTGAAGATTTTGTTTTATTTAATTTTCTTCTTATATCATATTCTTTACTTGGATCTAAAGTTGGTTTGTTTATTAAAGTTAAAGGATCAACATCTTGAATATAAGTCGTATCATTAGAAAATACTATATTTTCACTTCCTCTTTCTAATATTTCAACTTCATCTCCAATTTTTAGACTGGATCTATCAATAGTTGATCCTAACTCATTGGTATCATTATTTACAATCTGATATCTTGCACTGGTATTGTATATAAAAGAATTTGCAAAAATTTCTTTCCAATTTGAATTTGTATTTTTAATCTTATCCCCAAGATTTTTAACTGTAATTATATCATTTTCATCTACTTTAAAGTCTTCATTTTCTTCTACTAAATCCTGTATTACTCCAAGTAATATTAGTTCAACTTTCTTAGAAGTATCTCCATCTTCATAAGAGAAATAAGTATCATTGGATCTAATATTTGATGCTGTAGATATCGTATCACTGATACCAGTACATCCAAAAAATTGATTAATACTTTTTCCAGTATAAGAAATAGTATTATTTCCAGAAACTAATGTCCCTGATTGTGGAAAACTTACTGTCGAATCTACTGTTAAAATAGAAGACCCTACTGATACACTTTCAATTAACTTTGTATTTGGTGTGATTTCAAAATTTCCTACAACTGAAGATGAGTTTTCAGTATTTCCGATATAAAATTCAATTTTGTAGAATGTTTTCCCTTTTCTTGAAAATGGTTCTATAGCCGATATTGAGGCAGTTGTATTATCATCAGTAGTTTTTATGAGAGTTTGTCCGACAATCTTTGAAGGTTCTCCTGATATTACTTCTGCTATTGCAACTTCTCTTCTTACATAATTTGCAGAAGATGGTTTGATTAAATAATCTTCCAAATTTATAATTGAAGGAGTTTCTCCAAAAATAACTTTGAAAAGTATTTTTATTGCTTCGTCTGTTCCTTTAGAAGCATAAAAATCTTTTGCTCTTCTGATGAAATTTCCAACGTCAATTTCATCTACAAATTTAATATCTTCTAATCCTGGAGTAAAAGTATACTTCAGTTTTTTATAAAAATCTTTTAAAAATAAAGAACTTAAATTCTGAACAGATGTATCGTTAGAATGCCCTGCTGCTGTTGATGTGGAAAAAACAAGTTCTCCACGATTTAAATCTTGATGATAATCAGTTACTCCACTAAATCCACGAACACATCCAGTAAAACTATTCGTAGTAATTCCAGTATATGTGATGATTTCATCATCAATTTTAAGAAGTCCATACTGATTTGGAAATCCTTTTGTACTGGAGACACTAATTATAGTATCAGTAGATGTTATACTAGAACTAGTTGTTGTACTATCAACAATAACTTCCGGTTTTAAGTTATCTAATTTTAAATACTGATCTAGATTATCACTAATATCAATAGGACCACCTTGATATTCTTGAGAAATATAATATTGTTTTAAAAATTCTACCGCATTCGGACTTTCATCCAATATAAAACTTGGAAGTTGATGATCAATTAAATCTTGTACTTTGATTCTAGATTCAAAACCAGTTTGTATCATATTACTTTCTTACTAAATTTCCGTTTGAATAACTTGATGTATAGAAGTCGTTAACAAATCTGGTGCCAGATATTTCATCCCCAGAAGCAATCACATCCCTAACAATATTTATTGTACTTTTAGAAATGTTTAATGAGATATACAAGTCTCTTAATCCAACAACATCATTAGATTCTGGGAATGCTTGTATTTCAATTAATCCATTACTTAATGAAGTTGAAGTAATATTAATAGTATTTAAAATTACTTCTCCTTTCAAATAATCAACAGTTCCTGCTGATTTTACAACCACTCTAGTTTCATCAGATACTTGCTTTACAATTGATAAAGTTCCCATTTTTAAATCTGCATTAGGAATATCTGTAAAATAAACCGTATCAGTTTCCCCCGAAATTTTAAATCCGGTAGATTTTATATTAAATCCTTTAGAATTGGCATGAAACTGATTTCCATAACACAGTTCATATTGCGCAAATTTATTGAGTACAGGTTTTAAATCTCTACGAATAATAATTTTTGTAATATTTGATGTAATCGCAGTATCTGCATTATCAATAACTTGTTGTACTTTACTATATCTAAGTCTTCCGCCAAATTTATTTAAATCTAAAGACTCTGAATATTTTTGAAGAGAATTTGTAACAGAAGTTTTTAATGTATCTGGACTTGATACTTGTGAATAATTATAGTAAACAGAACTATTCAGTTCGACATAGAGAATTTTAAGGTCAGTTATTTTTTGATTTATACCAGATACTGTAAATTGCTTTAACTTTGATAAAATTTGTGTCTTATTAAAATCCGAAACAAATGTTCCATTCTTTGGTTTAATACTAATCTGAACCGTACCGAACTCGGGAGGATTCATTTCTTCTCCACCAACTACTGATACCGATTCAGTATCTGGATATATTCTTTTTATAATTGCTTCATAGTCTCTTGATGTAACAGCTCTGTATTGAGACGAATATAATCTTGGTGCATAATATTTAATTGAATCTATTGGTTCAATATCCCCACCATTGATTGATGATTGATTAGTTGTAATCGTAACAGTTCCTGGATCAATAACCGCACCAGTCGCAGTTTCTAGTGTTCCAGAGAATGAGAAACTAGAAGCACCATTTCCATCTCTTCCATCTGTAATAATATAGTTGGCAGTAATTATAGTTCCATCAGAACCAACAGCATCTCCCAATTTTTTACCAATAAGACCATCACCAAATCTAAGTTCATATTTTTCATCTTGGACTTCATTGATAAAATAAATTCTAGAGTTTTTATCTACATCAAAAATATTTTCTGAAAGAAAATATTCAATACCTTTTTCGGATGCTAATTTTCCAATATAAACTTTAAGTGTTGATGTGTCAATAAATGAATTATTTAAAACAAATCTTTGGTCTAAAGATCCATCATATTGAAATTGTTTGGTTAAAAATATTCCCTGATAAACATTGAGGTTATTGAAAGATGCTATACCATCCACAACGTTTGCTGTAACGTCTTCTGACACGGCAAAGGTATATGTAGTATCATTAGCACTCCCTACACACACTATGCCTGCCTTAAGGGTCAATGTAGGAGTGTCTGTGCTAGTTGTTACATTAAAAGATATCTGTGCCGTTGATGCGACTCTGGAACGGGGAACATATCCAATGTTACCAGCAAGAGAAACTACATTCTCTCGAAGAGTTGCTGAATCCAAAAAGGATTCATTCACAACCATATTCGAATTGAATGCAGTAATGTAAGTATTATATGCTAACGTATCAATTAAAACTGAAAAATTTGATCCTTCAAAGTCAAAGTCCGTGAATGTAGAGTTAGCACGGAGGTAATCTTTGATAGAAGTTTTTATCTGATCAAAATCTAGATTTGTATATTTTGTAAAAGGCATTTTATCTGGTTGCCTCTAGGAGGAATGAATATTCTTGTGTCGGAAACTCTTGACCAATAATATCAAATATAACTGTTACATTAAATGTATTTTCGTCTGCTATTGGATCTACCTGAACGATCAAATTTTCGACTCTATCTTCAAAATTATTAATTGCAATTTCAATTTGGTCCTGAATAACTGATGCAGTACCAAAATCAACGAACTCGAATAGGCTTCTTCTTACATCAGATCCCAACAAAGAGTTAAAAAATCTCTCTGTTGGGATAGTTTCTACTATATTTCTTACGGAACGACGAATTGCGTTCTCATTTTTTAAAACAGGAAGGTCTTTTGTCACAGGATGAGGCTCAAAAGATAAACTAATGTCCTTAAAAGCCCGTGATATCCTCTGAATTGCCATTGTTAAAGAGTTTTCTTAATTATATTTATACTCTATTCCTGAAGATTCTTCTGTCCTTTCTTCAAATCATCGTGCATAATCTCTTGAAGCACTTTTTCTTCTGGATCATTTGTTTTTTTAGGTAATGACCAGTAATCTGTGGTCAAACTTGTTGTTCCCCACACTTCTTTCATGTAACTTACACTTCCATCAACCGGTGAATTGCTCATTTTGCTCCTGATTGGTAAAATCAGAACTTTTTGAGGGGTTACTATCCCTATTCTTATTTATTTTCACCCTCTTCGGATGAATTTTCACGTTCCTGTGCAGTCTTCCAGAAATATTCGTCCTCACGTCCCATTCCAAGTCGTTCAAATCCATTTTCAACCTGATAATATTGAGTTGAAACCTTAAAATCCGGCATTTTTGG